ACCAGTACCATACTTCTTAACGCTTGTAGAAATCTGTGCGTTACCCACAGTTTCTAAGTCGTTCATCATGGCGTTGTCTAAGATACCAGCGTTGGTGTAGTTCAGAAGCAATGATGTGTTTGTTACTGCTGTCAATGGAGCAGTTGGAATTGTTAGCGTTGTATTGGTTGAGCCATAAACATCAGTGCCATTAACGACTCTAACATTTGAAATGTATCCACCTGGAAAAGGATAATCAGTGCCACCACCTCGAATGCCAATGCCTACCGAATTTGTGGCATCAACAATTGATCCAGTTATAGAAGTTGAAGCCACTCTTGTTCCATTAACAAACAAAGCCAAAGTTCCTGGTGAACCAGAACGAGATAAAACTAAGTGATACCAAGTATTTAAAGAGTAATTGCTGGTATCAGTTATTGATGTAACAGAACCACCAATAGAGATAGTTCCTTCAAATTTATTTCCACCAGAACCACCTCCCCAATTAAAACCCAACATCCAAGAGCTATTGCTGTCATTTCCACTAATCCATTGAGAAATAATGCTTTGACCAGCAGAAGCAGCAGTAGTTACATAGACCCAACATTCAACTGTAAAAGGATTGGTCGACATTGAAAATGCCGCATTGTCAGGAGCTTTTAAATAATCCCCACTACCATCAAAGTACCCAGAGCCACCAATCACGCTTGTTGAGTAGGCAGATGTAGGGCTAAATGGGCTGAAGCGTTGGACGCTTACATCGTTGTATTTAGTAATTGTAAAAGCGTTACTAGAGTTATCAATAAAACGATTGCTTTGGCAAGTCAACAATGATGTGTTGGTAATTGCAGTTAAAGGCGTAGTGCTTGGTGTGAACGAACTTGTATAAACTGCCGTCCCCTTGACCACACGTAGATTTGAAATATAACCATTTACAGGGTCACCAGAGCCACTACCAGTAGTTCCAATTTGCACATCAATCGTATTGCTACCAATAGCGGTTGAATAGGTTTGCGTTCCGTTTAACGTCCCATTGGTAAACCAATACATTGTTGAGCCACTTCGAGTTACTGCAAAGTGATTCCAAGTTCCTACAGTCAAAGTAAAACTTGTCGGGCTAAAAATGTTTGCCGCATTGTTTGACAAAAACCGAATTGTTGAACCACTTGTTTGTAAAACCCACGGGTAAGTTACTGTATTGTCAGGCCCAACAATCCATTGATTAGCAGATACTGAGTTTGTGTAAAACCAACATTCAACTGTAAAATCACCAGTAGAAAAATTAAATGCGGCATTTGCAGGGACTGTAAGCCTATCACCAGACCCATCAAAATAATTTGACCAATTAGCCCCATACGGTGTAAACGTGCCTTGGGTTGTATTGCCATTGCGTGTGATACTAAATGCGTTTGTGGATGAGTCTAAGAACGTGTTGTTCTGTGCGCCATTAGTTCCATCTCCATGTAAGAGCATAGTGACGTAGTTAAACTGAGGGTCTTTTGCGTCAACGCTACCTGATTTTGATGCTGCAAACATTAGATGTTCTCCTTGCGTTTAGCCCAATACAAACGCCTAGATTCAGCCATTTTTGCTTTTGTCTCAAGTGAATGTGTTTTACCCAATAAAGGGGGTGTTTGTTTTGCTCGTGCTTCACGCATCTTTTCCCTTTGTTGGTCAGTAGGAATCCAGTTGGCTTGCTTGCGGTTGTCATAAAGACCATTAGCCCATGCACGTTTGCCACTTATAGCTTTTTTTGCCAAGGCTTCAGGAGTTCTAGTCTGTGGCATTGGTCTACCCTTAAACATCTGCGACAACTTCTGTTTGACATCATCTCGTTTGGATGGATTGTTAGTCAACATACGCAGGGTTAATTTTTGTAAGTATTCAGGCGTATGTGTTTTACCAAAAAATGGGTTTTGGTCACCAAGTTTTTTTGCACGTAGTTTGGCTTTAGTCGCCTCTGAACGCACTTGACCTTTTGATGAAATCTTGCATTTGTGTTCTTCTGAAAGTGTGTGACCAATAGTATGAAATTTCATGTCCCCATTGTGGCGGTTGTAAGACAGCCCATCATCACGAGCATTTAAAGCCAACAAATACTTAGCTTCAATTTCACGCACATACAATGGCGGTGCAATCAGCAAAACTTCACGCTTCCAATCATCTGGCGCAGTTTCAACTAAAGGCTTGACGTATTTAGATGAACAGATATATCCATCATCAGGATGGCAATTCTTAGCTGTGCGGCTTCCAACGTACCACATTCCTGTGGACGCTTGAGTCCAACGATAAAGAAATGCTGTTTGCATCATGGTGTGTAATTAGCCCCAATTAGTGTCCCGTACCAGTTCGTCCCATCTGCAAAAAACGACAATATATCCATCCTGCTGGCTGTTGCTGTGATAGTCGGTGCTGTACCGCTTGGGTACTTTACTGTTGACCATGTAACAGAACGTGAGCCTGTAGCATCTTGCTTGAGCATGATGATAAAAGATTTACCAGCAGTTGCCGTTGGCATTGTGATCGTTGCATTGCCAGTTAAGGTCAACTGCTGAACAGTGCCATTAGCCAAAGAAACTGTGATTGCAGTGCCAGTATTAGCAGTGAACAAAGTCTCTGTGTAGTTCGTGACTGTTGGATTTGTTAGAGTCTTGTTGGTTAGCGTTTGTGTCGCTGAAATGCTAACAAGATCAGCAGAGTTTAGTTGTGATCCAGTTGGCAAGTTTACTGAGTCTGCTGCAGCAACTTCACCTAGTGAGGTTACATCTGAACCTGTATAAATTGATTTGACAAGATTAACGACAGCCATAAATTACCTCAAGTTGTTAGTGCAATGTTCTTTGCTGTGCCAGAACTATTAAAGAAAGGAAGTGATGTACCACTAACTAATGAAATAGTGTCTGAAGTGCCATCTGATTTATAAAAAGGAAAGAAAAGAGAACCACCAGATGATGCAATTGTTTGATTAGGCCAAGTTCCTGAAACTGTAATGTTCGAGCCTGCAACTAAACTTGGTGTTGAAGTTCCTGTGCCACCAGATGCAACAGCAATTGGAGTTGTTGAAGTGACAGATGTAAAAGCACCAGTTGATGGGGTTGTTGCCCCAATAGACATATTGTTAATAGTGCCTAAATTAGTTGGAGCAACTTCAAGACTTCCTGTGCCAGTTGGTTTGATGTGTACATGACCAGTACCAGTAGGACTTATATCTATCTGTGCATTACTACCATTTAAATTTGTGGAAACATCTACAGAAACATTGTTTCCACCACCACCACCCCATTGAATTTGATTAGTTCCACTAGCATTGCGTAAAGCACCACCAGCAGAATTTACAGCATCAAAATATGGAGAAACTACTTTTGTAGTAGCAGTAAGTATTGTTCCTCTTACAGTTGTGGCAGTAGTCGCACCAATTGTTGTTCCATCAACTGCACCACCAGTAATTGCAACATTGTTGGCATTCTGAGTTGCAATTGTTCCAAGACCACTAATGTCTGATGTGCTTAAAGTAACAGCACCACTTCTACCCGCAACAGAAGTAACCAATTCACTTTGGTCAATCTTCTGCCAAACAGAACCATTGAAAAGTAACCAATCGCCAATCTGCCAATCAGTAATTCCATTCAGATTAGTAGAACCCGCAGTAGCAACAATGTAGTAATAACCATTAACTCCAGTGCTAGAAGCAAGGGTAGGCGTGTTAGTAGAAGCATTCCAAGTACCTTGGTAGCTCAAACCACCACCAGCAATTGAACCCCATGAAGTTGTTGTTCCATTGGTAGTCAGGTACTTGCCTGAGTTACCAGTTTGGCTAGGAATCAGAGTGTTAATCTGAGTCTGCAAAGAAGCAAGAGTATCTAGGACATACTGAGATGTACCACCACCATTGGTGATCACCTTGATCTGGCTTGCCAACTCCATTGGCACAATCTCGCCAACATTGATTTGGTTGCCATTAGACAAGGTAATAACTAGACTACCATCAAAATCTAGGTAAGCATTTTCTACAGAGATTCCATCAATGCCATCTATTCCATCTTTACCAGCAACACCTTGAGCGCCTTGGCGACCCATAGCGCCATCTTTGCCTGGCTTACCATCTCTACCATCTCGTCCATCAGTACCATTGATACCATCACGACCATCTGCAATGGATGCAACTCGTTTCTCAATCAGATTGCCTAGATCGTCATAGCGACTGCGAATGTCGGACTCAATCTTCTTGAGTGCTTGGACAACTAAGTCAACATTCTCGCCAATCTTCTGCTTTTGGATTGCTCTAGCGTTAGCAACTGAAGTTTTAACAGAAGCAAGAATAGCCTCCTGTTGCTCAGGAGTCATGCTCTTGAGTATTAACTCCTTGACTAGGCTTTCAGCGTCCATTGCTTAACTCCTTGGTCAACTGATCTAAGAAATCTTCTTCCATGCCTGATATTTTATTCTTCTTATCAGCCATTTGCAGTTCAACAATCTTAGATTTATTCTTAATATCAGCTTCTTTCAGCATCAATTCAGCAATCTTGACCCGTTTGTCAAACTCATTAGACTCACCACCTTGAGGTAAGTTCTTTGTAGCGCTACTAAGCACTTTAGCCTGTACTTCTTGTGGCATTAACTGCGCTTCAACAGACAATTTAGTAGCTTCTGCACGATTTTGCTCTGCTTGAGTTGCTTGGACAGCAATCTGAGCCTGCGCCAACTGCATAGCCAACTGTTGTTGAGCTTGTTGCATCTGTTGAGCTTGTGGATCAGGTTGAGCCATCTGGTCTAGCATCTGAATCAACTCAAGTCTGTTTGACAGAGAAGAATTAGCCATGATGCCCTTCAAAATGATAGGCAAAACAGGTGTATTAGGGCCAAGAGTCTGCAACAGTGAGATGAATTGTTGTTGTTCATGCTCTCTAGCAATGATACCAAGCGCTGCTGTAGGAATAAACTTCATGTCCACAGTAGGATAACGCTCAGGGTCAAACTGCATATAGCGATATGCGGCTTTATTTATGAACGGAATCATAAAGTCTTCTTGGAAGTTAACCAAGGTGCGCTTGTATTTCTTGATAATCGAGGCTACTGCCATCGAAATACCACCCTGACCACCATCTCTGGCGACAGCAGTAACCATTCCCTGAGAGTCAAGAGTGCCTGTTGCCATCAAAAGCATACGTTCAAACTCTTTAGCCGTTTGCAAGTTTGTTCCGTCTGTATTACCAAACTTGAACGGGAACAAAATCTCATTAGGATTGCCGTTTGTCAGGATTGCCTTGCCTGGCTTTACTTCAAACTTAGCACCCCGTGGTAAACGGGTAGCATCCATAGCCATCATTGGGCTAGTAGTCAGAGCTAGTGAATCTAAGTGTGAACGAACTTGGGCATCTATGGCTTTTTGTGAGTTATAAGCCTTCTCGACAGTACCACGACCCAACAAGCGATTAGGGACAGTATCGTCCTGATAAGCAAGGATTGGGCGGTCTTTCATCATGTATGGGTTCTTTTCTGCTTTCAGAAGAACACCATCATTGGCGATCACTACGATAGCCTCAACCATATCGGAATACTCATCCTGAACCGAGTCTTCAGGGAACAAATCTTCTACTTCGCCATCTTCTTCGTTTTCTAGCTGTTCAAGATACTCTCTAGGAACTAAACCATAGTAAGTAAGAAGTTTTACTTTATCGTCTTCGTACTGAGTAATCTCTTGGGTAGGCTCTAAGTCCGTATCCATAGAGTCAGTACCGACCTTTACATTGCGATAGATGCCATCTTCTTGGCCTTTAACGACCTTGTGGATAGAAACATACTTCTCAATAGCCACACCCATACAGTCATCGATAGATGTTCCATTGGGGTCAAACAAGAAGTTACGGGGGTTTACAGGAACAATCTTGACTGCAATGCGGTCTTGTTCTACGACTCCAATAGCCGCTTGTCCCATTTGACCAGGTATTGCCTGAGTTGACGGAACATAGACTTTCTCTGTTTTGACAACAATCTCACCGATTCCAGTGCCATACAGTTCAGCCAACAACTCGATCTGGTCGATAGACTTGCGAATCTTATCAACTTTGAAGTCTTCCATGAGTTGTGCTTTGATGGCAGCAACATCTAGAGGGCTACCATTGACATCACGGATATCGTCTTGAATGTCAAAGAACTCGCCCTGACCAAAGATAGCTTCCATGATCTCGGCATGGCGTGTCTCTACGGCTTGTTGGGTAGCGGGGGTAACGATTCGGCTACGCTCGGAGTCTCTAGTTTTGTCTTGAGCATCCCATTCACCATTGAAGATACGCTCATACTCTAGCCAATCAGATAAGAAGTTGGTGTCTCGGTAGTCCCTCCATCTATCACAATGGTTGACCACAAAGTTTGTTAATTCTTTGTCTGAGTCGCTAGGTTCTTGGAATTCCATGATTGACCTTTAAAGTTTTTTCCACTCAGCAAAAGAGAGTCTTAGGGCATTTGGGTCGCCTGCAGCTCTTTCGCTTTCATATTGTTCACGGCTGTTAATTTCCATGCTTCTTGCTTCTTGTTCTTGCTCAACCATGTTTGCTCTCATGTTGGCAGAAGCATAAGCCTCATCATCAGACTTTTTGCGTAGGTTTTTGTAAACAATTGCAGGTCTTAGAACATTCTTAGGATTATAAAACTCTGCTTGACCTTTTAAACGTGAGCGTTGGTCTTCAAGTTGTTTGTCTGTAGCCATCTTATACTCCTGAGATAATATCTATCGGTTGCCATTCCTCGCTCTCATCTTCTTCCATGTAAGATGTAACAGCAAGCTGGTCAATGTAACTAAGGGAGTCAGGAAGGTCATCATGGACTCCTTGAGCAGGGAACAGGATTAACTGGTCTACAAACTCATCCCAATCTTCCTCCGAATTTAACACAATTCTGCCATGCTCGAACCTACCTTGTAAAGCCCAAATGATTCGATCTGCTTTTTTTCTATTCCCGTGGGTCAAATCCACGATGTGAGCATAGGTGTTGTTCTTTCGCATCAAGTCTGAAAGATA